CCGACGATGCTCAGATTGTGGAGATCGCCTTCCGTCCGGCAGGTGCTCCTACTTTCGACTTCAGCAAGAGCTGATACCCTGAAACGGGAGATGGTTAGCCCCTGGGTTGCACCGGGGGCTTTTCTATGTTTAAAGTGCGGGCAATCTTCAGGATTTTATGGCAGCCCAACCAATTCGCGCACTTGACCGTCTAAAGCGTGCGGCAAATCTAGTACCAGTCAAAAAGACTGTGGAGCTGACGGACGGTAGCGAGTTTGAGTTTTGGCACACTGCCTTAACGATGGCAGAACGCGAAAAGGCGCAAAAGGCAGCAGGCAGTAACGATCCAAATGCTCTTGCTATTCAGCTTTTGGTGGCAAAAGCATTGGACGAGAATGGCAATCGCATGTTCTCTGCCGGTGAGGTCGCAGAACTGAAAAATGAAGTGCGCGATAGCGATCTTCAACGAATCATTCTTGCTCTGATCGAAGACGATGTGATTAACGTTGAGCCGGGAAAGTAAAAAGCGAGCTGAAGAAAGACCCGTTACTGCAGCTCCAGCTTCATTTGGCAAAGGAGCTGGGGATGACAATGACGGAGCTTACAGCTCGTGTCACGATTGAAGAGTTAGAACTATGGGCTGCTTATTTCGAGCTTGAAGCAGACCGTCAAAAGCAAGCACAACGGAAAAGGTAGACTGAGAATAATGAGCTGAGGCTGCCGTGGCTGTCATCGCCAATGTTGCTATCAACCTAGATGCAACACGGGCACGGGCAGCTATTGCTGGGCTGGGCGGTGCTGTTGACAAACTCGGCAGCAGGGTTAGTCAAGTTGGGCAACGAATGTCTGGCTTGGCTGGTATTGCAGCGTCGCTAGGAACTGGCGCTCTTGTAGGCGGATTCGTTAAAGCTGGCATTGAAGCCAACCGAACAGCAAAGACGATTGAAGCACTTGCCGGTCAGTATGGAGAGACTGCAAAGGTAACTGAGTTTGCAAATAATGCCGCTGATCGTTTTGGTATCGGGCAAACAAGAGCAGCGCAGGCAGTAGCAGATCTATATGGGCGATTGCGCCCGATGAACATTTCGCTCCAGGACATTCAGACGACCTTCGTTGGCGTCAACAATGCTGCAGCGAAGATGAATCTAAGCGCGGCAGACGTTGAAGGCGTAATGCTGCAGCTCAGTCAGGCAATGGGTTCTGGTGCTTTGCAGGGCGATGAGCTGCGTTCAATTATGGAAAGGTTGCCAGCGGTAGGACAGGCAATCGCAAAGACGATGGGCGTCACAGTTGGTGAAATCAAGAAGTTAGGTGCTGATGGCAAGATCACGACAGACATCATCATCAAGGCGATGAATGAGTTGGCAGGCGTTAAACCACCGCCGCCTGATCCGTTCAAGCTATTTCAAAAGACACTTGAAGATCTAAATACAACAGTCGGCACTAAGCTGCTGCCTGCTTTTACACCGCTTGTTCAGAAGATTTCAGAGCTTGTCGCCAAGATTGTTGAGTTAGGCGTAGCAGAGCGTATTGCCAACTCTTTAATCCCATTGGCGGACGTGATTGGGAAGTTGCTAACTGCGTTCATGAACCTTTCGCCCGAGGTTCAGTCTTTCATCATTCAAGTCGGCGCTGTAGGCGGTGCAATCACGCTTATTCTTGCTCCGCTTGGATCTTTGCTCGCTGGACTTGGAAGCCTGATCAGTGTTGTTGGATCAGTCATCGGTGCGCTAGGCGGAATGTCGTTTCTAGCCACAATCGCAGGATGGCTAGGAGCCGTTGTGCCTGCTGTTTCTGCTGTCGTTAGTGCTATCGGCACACTTGGGCAAATACTGGTGGCAGTCTTTTCTGGACCTGTTGGATGGGTTGCTCTGCTAGTTGCTGCAGGCGTTGCTTTATACGCATTCCGCGATCAAGTTGGTCAGGCGTTTAGTGCGGTGCGTGATTTTATTGTCAAAGCATTCACTGGCTTAGCCGATGTTGTAAAAGCACCATTCTTGGCTGTCGCCAACATGATCAAAGGCGTATTGAATCAGATTCTGCAAGCGATAGGTAATGCCATCAACGGTGCGATTGGTGCAATCAATAAGTTAATTTCCGGCGCCAACCGTGCATTGGCGGCATTGAAGCTGCCGCAGATTCCGACTATTCCAGAAGTCTCAATCCCGCGTTTCGCTAAGGGCGGTGTTGTTGATCGCCCAACGCTTGCAATGATCGGCGAAGGCGGCGAACGTGAGTTTGTCGTGCCTGAATCAAAAGCAAGTCAGTTTGCTTCCAACTGGATGAGCCAGGCAAAAGGAGGGTCTGGAACTGCTGTCGTAGACCGGATGCCCACCATCAACCTGCAAACCGGACCTGTGCTGCAGCAGGAAAACGGCGAAAAATACGTCCGCCTCGGCGACCTGGAGACCATCCTCCAAGACTTCGCTGCTACGGTGTTTAACAACGCACGCAGCACAGGCGGTCGCCGCTTCCAGGGTGTGAACTAATGGCAAACCGCGCCCAAGCCCAATACCTGCGCCTGTTCGACGAATCTGCCACCTATTACAGGTGGCAAAACTTCTACTTCAATCAGACGGTCACATGGGACTCGGTGCTCTGGAACTACCACCCGTTTGTGTTGAACGCGATGGTGGGTACTGCGACGCAGGCTGAGGCCGGTATCAGCGTCACGCTTCCGGCGACTTCCGTTGCTGTGATTGCCTTACGAACCGCGCTGGATAAGAACTGGCTGTGTGAACTTAAAATGTATGAGTTTGACACCCGCCTTTCGCAACAAGTCCCGCAAGCCGGTCAGCTTCTAATTGGTACGTTTATCGGTGAGGTAGTTGGCATCGGCGGCTCGTTCACCGAGCTAGATGTCAGCATTGGCTCTAGCCTTGCACCAGTTGGAGCACAGGTGCCACCGCGTTCGTTTAGCTCACGCCTGGTCGGCAATCCAATCAAGCTATGAAACTCCGCATTAGCGATCCACTGCAGCTTCTGCCGTATCAGACGGGTCTACTGAAGCCGCCGCTCGACAAGAAGGCAGCGGAGGGGAATAGCGCCAGCAATCTTGATAGCCAGCAAAAGGCGATTGAACTGGGACAACCTGTGCCGATTGTGTTCGGCAAATATGTTGATGTCCCTGGCACTGTCAATGATCACGGCGGCGTATTTATCAGCCCCGGCGCAACAAAAGCACGATATGAAAACGGCTTTTCGATAGACGGTACATCGTATCCAACCGGCTTAAAAGTCACCATGAACATGGTGCTTAGCCAAGGCGAACTAGGACAAATTCGCGTTGAAGATGTCTACCAGCGTGCATGTAAAAAGGGCACTGCCGTGGTGTACTACGGCGCCAATGCTGGTGTGCTGTATGCGCCTGGAAATTACGTCACCTATCCGACGTTGTGGACGTGCCCCAACTACTGCGGCACCAATGATGGTGCCTATGAGGACATGACAACTCTCTGGTATCAAAACACCTACTTCGAGGGTGACGATACCTGGAACCGTCAAGTCCACGTCTTCGTGCGTAACGGCATCAAAGTGCCACGCCTAATTGAGGGCACGACCGACTCCAGCAACAACATGCTGGATCTAGCTATCTACTTGATCCGTCAGACCAGTCGCGTACCGGAGCTGTTGATCGACACGGCAGCAATGACACTCGCTGCACGATTTACCGCCACCAACGGCTTCTACTGGGACGGCGTAATCAACGAGGCGAGCAACCTCGAAGACTGGATGCAGCGGATGGCGGGATTCTTCTTGCTGCGCGTTAGCGATAAGAACGGCAAGAAAGGCTTTCGCCCACGGCTGCCAATCAATAATGATTACACCATTAACACTGGCAAGATTAACTGGGTCTATGGATTCACCGAAGAGCATTTGACGCCAGATGGGTTTCAGATCGAGTACATTCCCCTAGCTGAACGTAAACCGATCTGCGCTCAGATAATCTGGCGTCAGCAACCGCCGAACGACATTGGTTTTATTCGCACAACCGAAGTTCGCATCGACGGTGAAGCGGTAGACGGACCCTACGAGCAGTTCGACCTGAGTCAGTTCTGCACTTGGGAAGATCATGCTGTCAAGGTTGGCGCCTATGAAGTTGCCCGCCGCAAGTACGTCACACATTCGCTCCGAATCAAAGTCAAACCTGATTCATATAACACTTCGCTGGTGCTAGGCGACATTGTGCGCGTGCAGTTGCGCCGTGAAACCGATCCAGGTCTTGTCACTTTTCACGATTATCTATACGAAGTCGAGAAGATCAACAAGACCGTATCCGGCGTGGTGGAGCTAGATCTGATGCAATTCCCGATTGATTCACAGGGTCGCAGCGTTCTGGCTTTGTATGTCGCTGGCGCAGAAGGTGTCGGCTATGCCTATAGCGTGGGGCGTAATGATTACAGCTGTGACGATCCGGAAAATGCTGGCGATACTGATGCCATCCCTAGCGATGTAGGAGACAACAACCCAGATGAGCCTGATACAGACGTTGATCTGCCGATTTCCGATATAGACACAGGTGTCGAATCACCCTTAGATCGCCCCGTGTACCCAGATGGTTTGCCGAATCCACATTACCCACCAGTGGGCAATCCGACAGAAAATAACCCGGATGATCCGTTCGATACTGACGTACCTGGTACTATCACTGGTCTGCCAGATGATCGCCCGCCATTGCCTGGTGATGAGATTGTTTATACGCCGCCTTGCTGCCCCGCAGAAGTGCTGATGTATGCGTTTGATTTTGACACCGGCTTGCTATTGCAGGAGGAGCCAGTAGCAGTCGGTAATGCTATCGAGGGCGATTGTGAGGTGCGCTTTGAGATTTTGTCTGAATATCTGCTTGATACAGCAACAGCATTTAAAGTCGTACATCGTTGCGCCGACCCAAGTTCGCCAGATGGATTTGGTCCTCCAGGTGGCTCTGTAGATACTGATGTTATCGGCAGCGGTTACCCAATGCCGTCCTTTGGCCTGCAAGGAGATTTAGTACGAGTATATGATCAGAGAGGGACTGGATTTACGGCTTTCTATCAGGCACCACTAGGGATTGCTTTTGAATTTGTAAGTTGGTTTAACGAACCTCTTGGGGTCGCTTCTGGGTGGATGTGGGTCAAACCAGCAGGATATACTTGGTTTAAGTGGCGGCCAAGTGCTGGATTTATTACCCATAGCGGAGGAGAATTGCCCAATAACATCATAGTCACCATCCTCTAACCATGGCCACCTTCCCCGCGCTGAATCCGAACGCCCGGACCTTTGTTCCAGGGCAAAAAGCTGCTACCCCGATTGGCACGTTAGACGGCGACGAACTCAGCGTCCTACATACCAACGCCTCAACTGCTTACGTCCTGCGCCTTACCTTCACCGGGCTATCCAGCAGCGATCATCTCGCTATCATCAGCCACTACATGAACCACGGCAACTTCACGCCCTTTGATCTTGCCACTGCAACACTGCTCGGCTCGAACATCACAGTCCCGACAAACTATCTCTGGACCTACGTCTCAGCGCCGCAGACTGATTACAGCCCTGGCGTTGTTACGACTACCGTAGAAATGGAAGCCACACCTCAGTGGGCTAGCACTCCCGGCTACATCTTCTAACGATGGCTGACTATCCCACGCTGATTCCAAACTCAATCAGCTTTGACATGGGGCAACTCAATGTCAGCGAGGCAGTAACGCAAGATCGCGTACCAGTTCGCTTCCGCCATAGCCAACGCGTCAGCGGTCACACGCTCAACATCAACTATGTAGGATTGTCGCAGGCACAAATCGACAGCCTTCGCAGTCACTTTTACCAGCAGTCTGGCACGCATGACTACTTCAACGTCCCGGCTTCGATTTGGGGTGGTTTGACTGCTGTAGACGCCAACGCCCTGTACCGTTACGCCGCCCCACCGCAAGAAGACCACCAAGGGCTGTACTACAACGCGACAGTACAGCTCCGCATCATTTTTGGCGCGATCCTGCTTTACATCTTGAATGGTGGTACGGCAACAGCCCGCGCTACGACAGCGTTTAGCTCGTTTGCCTTTAATGGTTACGCGCCATTTATCCTTGATGGGGAGGATGCAACTCCTACCCCAACCCTTTACTTAAACGGCGGCGGCGCAGGCTGATGGTTACTCCAACTCCGACCACAGTTCAGGTCAAGATCCAACTGCGTGGTGATACCGCCACCAACTGGGCAGCCGTAAATCCGGTCCTGCTAACTAATGAGCTTGGACTGGAGACCGACACCAAGAAGATCAAGGTTGGCAACGGCAGCACCGCCTGGAACAGCCTGGCTTATTTCCCTTCCATCGTCACCGGCGGCACGGT